GCAGCAAGTGGCACGAATCTAGGAGAAAGTAATCTTCTTAATACTGCGCTTGGTAATTAATAAATAGGGGGTAGAAATGAATGAGTGATGTTAATGCTAACATTAAAGTCAGTATTGACTCCTCTCAGGCACTCTCGGAATTAAAGTCTCTACAACGACAGATATCTTTATTCCATACTAATATAGCAAAGTCTAGTGCTCAGGCAGCACTGGCACAACGCACATTACAGACAGATCTGCTCAATGCTATTAATGCAACGGGCAGATTTTCTGCTGAGATGCGAACAATTAAAACATCTACAGAAGCGTTTACGAATTCTTTAGAAAAAAATAAATTTAGCATAAGGCAATATTTTAGATATGCAGCAGGATCAACAAGGACGTTTGGTAAATTATTTAGAACAGAGTTTGACACGATCTCACAGGTTGCAGAAGATCGTGTTAAGAAAATGCAAACCCAATATATTAAAATGGGTAGAGATGCCAAAGGCGCTATGCAAGCAATGGCAATCACTCCAAAACAACTTAACATGGATGACTATGCAACAAAAATGCAACTTGCTGCACAAAAACAACAACTTTTTAATCAACTACTAAAGCAAGGGTCAACAAATTTATTAAATTTTGGTAAAAATACACAGTGGGCTGGCCGTCAGTTAATGGTTGGTTTTACTTTGCCATTGGCCATGCTTGGATCTACTGCAGCAAAAGCATTCATGGACATGGAGACTGCAGCCCTTAAGTTTAGAAAAGTTTATGGAGATTTGTTAACTCCAAAAGAAGAAACTCAAGCAGCCCTAGATGGAATAAATGCTTTAGCAAATTCATATACAAAGTATGGAATTGCCGCTTCTAAAACAGTTGGCCTTGCAGCAGATGCAGCAGCAGCAGGTTTTAAAGGTGCTGACTTACAAGCACAAACAGAGCAAGCGACAAGACTTTCTGTTCTTGGACAAATTGATCAACAAAAAGCATTAGAAACTACAATTGCTTTACAAAATGCATTTCAAACTTCTAATAAAGATCTTGCAGACTCAATTAACTTCCTCAACTCTGTTGAAAACCAGACAGTTTTATCTCTTGACGATGTAACAACAGCAATTCCAATTGCAGCACCAATTGTAAAGTCTTTAGGTGGAGATGTTAAAGACCTAGCATTCTTTATGACTGCCATGAAAGAAGGTGGTATTAATGCAGCAGAAGGCGCTAACGCTCTAAAATCTGGTCTTGCTTCTATTATTAATCCAAGTGGAAAAGCAGCAGATATGCTTGCGTCAGTTGGAATCAATATACGTGCAATTGTTGAAAAAAATGGCGGGGATTTAAGAAATACTGTACTAGGAGTTGCAGAAGCATTAAACACATTAAGGCCATTAGACCGTGCTAGAGCAATTGAGCAATTATTTGGAAAGTTCCAGTTTTCTCGTATATCAACATTATTTGCTAATATTGTTAATGAGGGCACGCAAGCATCTCGTGTGTTAGATTTGACAGAAATGTCTATGTCTGATCTTGCATCAACTGCAGATAAAGAATTAGGGCTTACCGCTGACAACGCTATGAATAAGTTTAAGAAAACAGTTGAAGATTTGAAAGTTTCATTAATACCAGTTGGGCAAGCATTTTTAGAAGCAATTACCCCAATTCTAGAAACTGTAAATAACCTTCTTTCTAAATTTAAAGATATGTCTGATGGATCTAAAAGAGCAATCACGATATTAATAACTGTTGTTGGTGGCCTTGGCCCAGTGCTCTTAATGACATTTGGTTTGCTGGCAAATGGTTTGGCAAATATTTTAAAACTATTTGCAATGCTTCGTGGGGGCTACCTAAAACTAGGGGGACAATCACAAGTTTTGGGAGAGCAAACTCAATACTTAACTAGCGAACAAATTGAGGCTGCTGCAGTTGCAAGTTCTTTAGATCAATCACACGCAAGGCTTACACAAACCTTTAATGTACAAAAAGTTGCACTTGATCAATTAAGAAATTCATATATACAGGCTACTGGCGCTGCTCTTAAATTTGCCGTTAATAACCCAGGATTAATGTCAACACCAAAGAAATATGCAAAGGGTATTGCAATAGTTCCAGGATCTGGAAATAAAGATAACGTTCCATCATTATTAACACCTGGAGAGGCAGTAGTCCCAGCCCCAATGGTTAAAAAGTATGGACCTTTAATCAAGGGAATGATTGCAGATAATATTCCTGGATTTGCAGATGGCGTATTCCCATCAATGCAGGGTGGAACTCAAAGATTCGTTGCTCCATATACAATGTCTGCCCCTGGAAATAAGGCTGGCGGTTTTGGAATGGATCCAGATTTTATAAATCAGCAGGGCTTTATTCAATCATTAAGAAACACTGCTATTGCCTCAGCAGCAGTAGAAGGTGACATAAAATTAACACAAACTGTAATTAATGATATGGCTGAGGAACTAATGCCATATGCAGAGCAAATAACCGATGCCCTTCGAACGACAAAGCAGAGTCTAGTAGACGCAGGAAAACCAGCAAAACATATTAGCGAAATTTTTGCAGAAGCAGAATTAGAAATTAAAAAGATATTGGCATCCATGAAGGCACAAGGTGGAAGAATAGGTAGTGCTGGAGAAGGATTAAGAAAATTTGCATACCCAACAGAACAAGACATAATGTCTGGAGGATATGCAAGAGTTCCTGGCGTAACAGTTGATCCTGCCACTGGCCGTGTTGTCAGAAGTACTATATATAGTAACAAAAAGGGTAAATCTGGATCATTTGACGGAAGGTTAACGTCTGTAAACAAAACACAGCCAATTCAGGCTTCAGGGGTTTTAACAAAAGCACATGTTGTTCCAGAAAATCTTGGAATTATTTCTGGACAGGCACCACTTGAAGGCCGTGCATTAGGACTCCCCATGGAAAAGCAGATGGCAGCAAGACAAGAAATAGAAAGAAAGGGAGCAATAGTTGCTGGAAGAAAATATGCTGCAGCGTATTCTTCAGGCTTAGAGCAGGGTGGACTTCAAGACATTTATGTACAATCACAAGATCGTCAAAGCCCACATCGCCTTGCTGCTCAAGATGGTAGAGATGATGCACAGGCATATGAAAAAGCAAAAAGAAATAAACTTCTAACATATGGAACAACTGGTCCAGTATCAGCAATAGATAAATCTATCAGAAGAAACAATGATAGACGACTAAAAGATCTATCAGCCAACATGTCTGTTACTGGTGGAATGCTTGGAGCATACGGATTAGGCGGAGCGAGTACAGAACAAGACAAGCAGGTAAAACAAAGTACTAGAAATTTACAAGGAATGAACAGCGCCTTAATGTCTGGAACTTTTGCCCTGACATCTATGGCTGCTATGGGGTCTATGACGGGTGGAAAAATTGGGGATTTATCACAACAAGTAATGAAGTACTCTGGAGCGCTATTTGCATTAATGTCTGTTACACAACTACTGACTCAAGCAAAAATAACAGAACTTGCTGCAACAAGAATGTCAGTAGCAAGTAATGCTGTTAAGGCTGCTAGAGGTGGAATGGGTATTGCTGGAAACGGTATATTTGCAAAAACTGGTTTGTTTGGACAGTTAGCAAGAGGTGCCCTATTTGTTAAAAATTTCTTGGGTCCAATTGGAATGGCTATAGGAGTTACGACATTATTAGTTACAGGTTTTAGAAAACTACAAAAGGCACAAGAAGAAGCACAAAGAAAGGTTTTGGCATTTGGAAATGCATTAACTATTACACAAAAACAAATTGACTCTACAGCAAAATATTTTGGAGTAACACCTAAAAAGAGTAACCTTGCAATTGATAATTCGTATCGAGATGAAGCGGCAAAAATGGATCCTGGGCTGGGAGGAAAAATAGATGAATTTAAAGAATCAGATGAATTTAAAAAAGATTATGCAGGAACGGTCAAAGATTTAAAAAATCTAAATGCTGCAGATGCAAAAACAGCATTATTAGTAAGAATACAAAATTTAATAGGACAAGGATATTCAGAGGAACAAATACAAATTATTATTTCATCTTTACAAGAAGCAGCAGGCAAAACAGGAATAAATTTAAACTTTAAAGAAATAAATGTTGACACTTTAAACAAAGATATCCTAGAAGGCCTAAAGCCAAAACTAGAATCTCTATCTAAATTTGCTGGAGGAAAGGGGCTTAATAAGTCATATGTCGCTGGGTATGATCCAAGATCTAGAGGGGTTGTAACAAAAGAAGTTGTAACTCAAACTAAAGAATACTCTGATGCACTAGAAAATGTAGGAATGTCTGTTAGATCTGTGCTAGATAATTTAAGTTTATTGCAAAAAGAAGGAAAAATTTCTGGAGTACAACTTAATGAATCATTCACCATGCTAATGACTAATATAAAACTTCAAGCAGGTGACGCAGCAACTCAAATTTTATTAATGAACAAAGCGTTGGCGGGATTTGAAAATCCAGTTTCCATAGCAGCAACAAAAACAGATGATTTAACTAAAAAAACAAAACTGTTGCAAGCGGCAATGCTAGGAGCACAGATTGATGTTGCAATTCTTCAAGGTTATTTAAATGGAGGCGGCGTCCTTGCGATGGGCGGTGCAGTTGATGGAAGTTATTTTGAAAAACAAATTGATGCCATAATTGCCAAGGCTACAGAACTACAAAACAAGATTGCCAAGTCAGTTTTAGCAGGAACAAAAGTAATTCCAGATGGCTCTACAGAAAAATCTGCTTTGCAAAAACTAAAAGATCAAACAAAAGAACTTCAAACTCAAACAAAAGTATTTAAAGAATTACGTAAAGCAGGTGTTGACGCAGCAACCGCACAAGAAATTGCAGCCAACGTAGACCTAGCAAAACAATTAAACGCAACTAAATTCCTAGGTAACAACTGGAAAAATGCAGTAGCGTCTATTAAAGATTATGGTAAAAAGCAAAAAGAGTTAGAAAAAACAATTGCAGTTGGTGGAGGCGCTGGAGAATATCAACAATATTTATTTAAAAAAGCCGAGGCATTTATTAGTTTACAAGAACATTTAATTGATATGCAATATAAAGACCAACTAAAAAGTATTGATGTCCAAACCAAGGCTTTAGGAAATCAACTTGATAGTATTAAATTACAAGAAGATCAAATTAATGAGAAATTTGATAAGCAAATTGGTGCATTAAATACAATAAAAACACTTAATGAAAATATTGCTAATCAAGAAAAACAAAGATTAACAATTGCAGATGCACTAAGTCGTGGCGATATTTCAGCAGCAGCCGTAGCAATTCAAGAAGCCAGATCACAACAAGCCTCCGCATCCATGGAAGCAGCCCAACAAGGACTCTCAACTGGAAAAGAAAATGCAATTGCATCACTTGGAGCAAAACAAATTCAATTGCAAATTGATGCATTAAATAAACAAAAAGGTGTTATTGAAGATACTATTACACAACAAAAAGAAAGTATTAAATATTTTGGCATGACTGCTGATCAAATCAGAGATGCTGCAAAGGCTCTTGATCTTGCCAATGAAGCAGGAGTTAATATTAATAACGCTACATTTTTAAACAATATACTTAAGGCAGCAACTGGAGATTCTTCTGCCCTTAAAACAGTTATGGTTGATTTACAAACAGAAGCAAGAAATCTATTTGCAGAATTGCAAAATCTTAGAAACGTATTTTTAACCACTGGCGGTGGCGCAGGTGGGGTAGGAGCAGGTCCTGACGGGGGGCCAGGAGCCGATCTGGGCGCTGCCGTAGTTGTTGGTACTGGTACAACCAAAAAAACATCTACAAGCGTTACAGTCAAGAGCGGACAAACCTTGTCTAGTATTGCTAAAGCCAACAAAACAACTGTTTCTGCAATTCTTGCAGCCAATCCAAAATTTACACAAGATTCAAAATACAATGGTGGAAAGACAATTTTTAGCGGTACAAAAGTTAATATTCCAGGGAAGATGTATGGCGGTATAGTTGCTGGTAATGGCATGTTAGATAAAGTGCCTACCATGCTTACCCCAGGAGAATTTGTAGTTAATAAAAATGCAGCAAAAAGGTTTGGCCCATTGCTAACATCTATTAACGAGTCAAAATATCCTGGATCAATGTCTCCAATGTCATCATCAAAACTTATGGCCATGAGCACTAATTCTATTAATAATAACTCTACCTCAGTGTATAATTATAGTTTAAAGGTTGATGCTAGCGGCACTTCTGCAAATCCAAATGATATTGCAAGAATAGTTATGGCTCAAATTAAAAATGTAGATTCACAAAGAATTAGGGGGAATAAATACTAATGGCCAATTCAGCATATTTAGATGGTAGAAGAAAATACGGTGCCCCGCAAGCAATACTGTGGTCTAAAAATTCAGGAACTCTAGTTGATGGATTTTATTATCCAGATGGCTATGAATCAGGAGCAGACTTTCAAGATGCCCTAGAATCAGAAAGAGCAACCTTTTTAATATTATCAGACCATAATAGATCAGAGTTATCATTTGCATCTGAAAGAATTCAAAATAGACAAAGAATGATTAATGGAAATATGAGGGCATATAATATTGCTGATAAAGTTGTACTCTCTACTTCTTGGCAAATGTTGCCATCTAGATCATTTAAACAATATCCAAACTTTGATGCAACTGGTCAAACCGAAATAACTGGTCAAGATCAATACACGGTCGATGGTGGAGCAGGTGGGCTAGATTTATTAAATTGGTATAACAATAACCAGGGTCCATTCTGGGTATTTTTGGCGTACGATCAATACGTCAATCAAACTAAGTATAGTCAAGTAATTCAGATGTATTTTAAAGATTTTTCATATTCTGTTATTAAGAGAAATGGTCTTAATGGAAAAGATTTATGGAACATTAATGTTGTTTTAGAAGAGGTATAGTGTGTTCCAAAATGGAGACCTAGTCCAATATTTAACAGAGTCAAATGATGTATTCATGAGATCTGTCATTTTATCAGAGTGGAATATGAATGTACCAGGAAATATTAAAACAATAGGCAACTATCGATACAGACCAAACGAGCCAACAAGTTTATATAAAAACATTCCAAATACTTTTGACCAAGAGGATAATGGAAATTATTATAACGACGCAACGTTGTCATATGAGCAAATACAGAACACCTATGATATTGATGACACTTTGCAAATTTTTAAATCACAAGACCAAAAAAGATCTTTATATTATTCTTTAGAGGATTGTCTTAAGCCGTTTAGACCACGATCTGGTATAAACAAAACAACATATTTTAATAATAAATATCTTCCTACAAATACAGTCTTTGGAAATAATTCTCCAAGGTACTACATGTCTTCTAGATATGACGATTTCAAGTACTGGACATCTTATAGAAAAGAAGAGGGGAAAGAAAGGGGTATTGCTAAGGTTAAAGTTAACAACATTAACTATATAGACGATGCCTGCCCGTTTGTTGTTTATAAGGACAGCGTTCCTTGTAATAGAATTGTAATTAAAATGCAAACCAACGTTGGATACACAGACAAGGGATCTTTTAATACTATCACAGAAATACGTCAAGACCCCTTTTATGGAAATTTAAATAAAACAACCCCAGACAGATTTAAAGTTCAAGTATTAAAAAATAATAACTGGATTGATATTTTAGATATCAATCAAAACTCTAGGCGTAGTGATAATTCAGATATTATTGGTCCGAATGGATATTTAGAAATATTTTATTCAAATAATGAATGGTTTTTAAACTCTGAGGTTATCGATTATTCAACACCATTTGTAACAGAACTGTCTAACCCTTTAAAAACCACTAAGTCAGATGGAACATTTTTTTATAACGAGTTTGACTATATAGATGGAATAAGAATTGTAGTAATGTCTATGAACAAATTTGATTCAACTTTTGATTTAATTGAATTATCTCCCAGACTTGTTGTAAATATGTCAAATAAAATACTTGATTTTAAAATTAACAAAACTCTATCAGATTTATCACAAGGCGCAATTCCTGTAGGACAGTTACTTTCATCTACAGGAGATGTGACAATTTTTGATGAAGATTTTGCTTTTAATGAAAATAACAGTAATAGCATAATTAAAAATTATTTAAATAAAAATATTAAGTTTGTTTTTTATGAAAATATCTATAACGGCGATTTATCCGTTAATTATTTTGTTCCAATTAAAACATTGTACTCTGACAATTTCCCACAAACAGGAAACGATGGATCTTCCGTCTCTATTACTTTGCGTGATTTTTATTTTTATTTTGAGTCAATTACAGCACCAAGAATTTTATTAACAGATGTATCTTTAAGTTTTGCAATATCAACAATTTTAGATTCTGTTGGGTTTAGTAATTATACCTTTAAAAGGTTAGGATCAGAAAAAGACCCAATTATTCCTTATTTTTTTGTTGCCCCAGAACAAAGTTTAGCCGAGGTTTTAAATCAACTTGCTATCTCAACTCAGACTGCTATGTTCTTTGATGAATACAATAATTTTGTTATTATGAGTAAAAATTATGTTATGCCAGAACAGAATGAGAGGGCAACTGACTTAAAATTAATTGGCAGTAATAACCAGTCTACTGTAGGTACAATTAGAAATAAATCAATAACAGATCAACTTCCAAATATCATTTCTATATCGTCTCAAGATAAAAAAGTATATAACGATGGGAAAATTAACTATACGTCACGATACATTCAAAGATCATACGGTACAGTAAAGCAGAGTGCATTAGTAGATCAAGAAAAAACCTGGATATATAAGCCAGCATTACTTTGGGAAGCCTCTGGAGATGACTCAACAAAAACAATTAATGACAAAGTGTCTAAACAATCAAACTTTTTATTGGCTGCATTGCCACTTAATTCTAACCTAGCAAACACTCCTCCAGTTGTTGAGAATGGAACAGTAATAAATAACACCTTTGATGTTGGTGAAAATATATATTGGATAAGTCGTTATAAAGGGTATTTTTATTCTAGCGGGGAAATAATCAGATATGATGCTGTTGAGTATAATATTTCTGGCACTGGAAATGTATGGATCTCTAGTAATCAAGAATATCAGGACTACTTTAGTAATTTGCCTTTTAATGGAAAAATATATCCAACTGGATTAATTAGAATCCTTTGCAACCCATATTACGAAATCATAGATGGAGAAACTAGAATAAAAAATGGACCAGTGTTTGAGCACGGCAGAGGGCAATTTGGGACACCAATAACTTTGCATACATCTGGACTGTCAACTGATTGGACCAGTGATACAAATCTTCGTGGATGCAACATGAAATCTAGTTTGTTGTTTAACGTTAATTCTGAAATAGAGTATCCTATAAATCTTACAGAAGGGGCTGCTGGAGTAAACAATCTTTTGGCTAAGAAGTCTTCCAGAACTGGAATAATTAAAAACTTTATGGCAACTAACTATTCAACAGAAACTGAATTAAACAGTTTGCTATCTACTCAAAGCGGAACTATTCAGTCCTCTGCTCTTGTTATGTCTGGTCCATCTTTTGAGTCTGGGGTGTCACCATTAGATTTTATATCATATGTTTATAAACCATTAAACAACTCATTTAAAAATTTTGGCACAAGAATGAGAATTATTGGAAGAGTTGAAAATAGTCAAGACAGACTACAAACCCCATCTGGCAGCACAACCTATTACCAATTGCCAGTTACACAGCCTAATCAAAATGCAAACATTGGCGGTGGTTCTGGAGGAATGGGAATTATGGTAAACCCAGAAACCAATAACGGATACTATTTTGAAATTGTTGCTCTTACAGAAAAAAATATAGAGTCATATATGAAGATTCGTCCTGATGGCTCCACAGACATCAATTTATACAATATTGTATTTTATAAAATTAAAAAGGATAGTTCTGGAAATGCGGTTCCAATTAGGATGTGGTCTGGTTTGTCTAGCATCTTGGTAGATGATGGAAGATTTACTGGTCAATATAGATTGGCTGGAGAGGAGAATCCTACAGTATACGATCTATCTGTAGAGTATGTAGATATTGGAACTACAAGAAAATTTTACTTATATGTAAATAATAAAATGGTTGGTATTGTCGATGATACAGAGCCACTAACAGCCTACAATAATATGTGTTTATTTGTACGAGGATCATCAAAATGTATGTTTGAAAATATTTATGCTTTAGGTAAAAACTATTCACAAAATACAGTCTTTGATGTAGCGGGGCCAATATCTGCTATATTCGGAGATACAAAAATTAACGCTAATGATTCTTTTAAAAAATATGCACTTAGCGGTGTTATTCAGTCTACATATTTACAAGGAGTTTCTGGGGTTCAGCCACCACAATATAATCTATACTATGATGAATTTGGCTCTATCTTTAGAGAGGTTTCTTATTTTGATATTAAATATGACAAGGCCTTCCCAGCACTATATGCACAAATCTCTCCAACTCCAAGCACAATTAAAGGGTATGTTGTTTCTGGATTTCAGGCAGACTCCTATGGTGCAGAATTTTTAGTATTTAATGCAACTGACTCTGCTCTAAACTTAGATGAAACTAGTGGAAATTATTTAAGAATTCAGGGAATAACTTTTACTCAAGACACTACATATACATTTTCAGTTGATGATTATTTTAATAAAAAGTCTAATTTTATAGAAGAAAATAATTTAGACAATACTACGGCTAGATCATCTTTATTTGCCATAAAAGATTATAATTATATTAAACAAAGCAGGCTAAACCATGGCATAAATAGTTTTTCTTTAGAAACTCCATACATACAAACCTCAGCAGATGCAGAAAGTTTATTAGGATGGATTATTGAAAAATCTATGAGGCCTAAAAAAATGGTAGGAGCCAACATATTTTCATTACCCATACTTCAACTTGGAGACCTTGTTAATGTTGACTATGTAAAAGATGATGTTGATATTGTCTCTAGCCCAGATACACAGTTTGTTGTTTATAGTATTGAATACTCCAGAAAGAGTTCTGGCCCAGAAATGACAGTATATTTGGCGGAGGTGTAATATGGGTGCCTTAGACTCCGCAAACTGGGAAAGACATGCTGCTGCAAAAACTTATACTCCCGCTACTCCAACCCCACCACCACAAAAACAGTCAATAGAAAAATACACAGTTCAAAAAGGAGATACCCTTTCCAAAATTGCTAAAGATGCTGGCATATCTTTAAAAGAATTAAAAGATTTAAATCCTAAATTTACTTCAGATCCAAAATACAAAAATGGAAATATGATTTGGTCTGGAACAAAAGTAAATCTGCCTGGACAACCAATTGAGCCAGCAGGAAAATATGAACAGCCAAATAACAATAATAACAATGATGGCAATGATTTTAATGGAAATTTTGGTGGGTACTCTGCATTTGTAAATCCAATACCGCAATTGCCACCACCACCGCCACCCCCAACCACAGTTAAAATAAAAACTGCAACACCAGAGAATATACTATGGGACCCAACAATAATGCCTGTAGAGATATTAACTGATCTTATTTTTGAAGATATTGGTGGGCAAGAGTTGTTATCACTAATTAGACATGATACGGTGAGTGGAGATAGCGTATCTAATCAATTAATTAAAAATTTAACGTTTTTAAATCAGGAGTATTCTTCTAAAAATATACTTGGCTTACAGAACACATCTGACAAATATTTTTCTAACTTTAGCATTAAACTTGACTCTAAAATTCCAGTCAACGGCTCTGGCCCATCTGGATCAAACATTTACGTTGACTCCACTACTCAAGATGTAGTGATAGACCTAGTAAATATGGAAATAGACGAAAGACTAGAAGTTCAAATAAGCATAGGTGGTACAATATATAGTATAACTCTTGGGGTGATAGAATCATGATAACTAATACTGGTAAGTATATTATTGCAAAATATTTATTGGGTCAAACACCAGCATATGCTTCGTATATGGCCTTGGGCTGTGGCTCTAAACCCCTAGACACTACGGATACTCCAGAAGATTTTTCTGAAAAGCAAAATCTTGATTTTGAAATGTTTCGTATTCCAATTAGTTCGAGGGGATACGTTGTAGAAAATGGTCAGTCTAAATTAGTATTAACTGCAGAGTTGCCAACAGAGGAAAGATATGAAATATCTGAGGTAGGAATATATTCTGCTGGTGCAAATCCAAGCGCTTCTGCAAATGACAGTCGACCTGTTCTTGTTTTTTCTCAAGGTGAAAATTGGCAACATATTACCCCTTCAGCAGCAAGCGATATTGAAAGAATTACAGTCCCCCTAGATTCTGCACTTTCTAATAATGTTATAGATACTACATCCAAGGTTTTTGAAACTAATGCAGACAATAGAATTTTTTATAATACTAATAGAGTAGATAGATATGAAAGATGTAGGTATTTTAATAATATTATTATTCTCCGTGGAGACTCTTCTACAATGACTACATCCTCTGGACACCTTGTAGTTGGATCTAATCCAGAATATATAAAGACAAGTGGGATGTCTGTAAATTTTGAAAAAAACTCTCCATCAGATGAGTTACGTCTTGCATTTTCTGTAATAAATAAAGATGGAGATTCTTTATCAGTACCAGATACAGTTAAGATTATTGTAGAATTTACAAACAGCACAGACAGTGGAAAATTTGCTAGGTTTGAAACTTTAATAGACAATGGAACAGCCAGTGGCCAACATGATTTTGCAAATAATAGATACTGCGTTGTAACAAAACAACTTCAACAGTTATACAGGTCGTTAACCTTTTCTTGGACATCGGTAGATACTGTTAACGTTTATGCATCAGTAGTTGACTCAGGCTCAGTGTCAAGTAATTTTTATGTAGTGTTAGATGCTTTAAGATTTGAAAATTTGAATACTCCAAACCCACTCTACGGATTAGTGGGGTATTCAGTAATTCAAAACGATACAGCAAAAACTATTATTAAGTCAACCAACACTAGTAATTATGTTGAATTTAAATTTAATATAGGTGTTGGATAATGGCAGATATTGGTATAAAGAAGGTTATAATAAAAAAATCAGACTTGCCAAGCCCTGTTGGAAATAACACAACCCTAGACTATAATATAAGATATAGGGTTATCTCAGAAGATCAAAATAGGTTTTCTCACTGGTCTCCAATTACTACACTTACCGTAAACAATACAGGCGATGAGACTGGATTTGACCCAAACAATATTGTTGCTACAAACATTCCGTACAGCATTAATATAAATCATCAAGCACATACGGCGTCTATTTCTTGGACTATGCCCTCATTATTAATTGCTGACCCGTCACCAGAAGAGCAAACTTTACAATTGCAACAAGCAGCAATATCAGAATTTGACGTGTATGTACAGTGGAAAACTGGGTCTGCACTAAGTAGTTGGATTTGGGTCGGTAAATCAACTGGAACTAGTCATTCTCTGTCCTATCCACACGGACATGGCGCACCAGATGAGATTAAATTTAGAATTCAAAAGGTAACTATTATAAAGGGTCCATTTGATTCAGCAACATATTTAATTAGCACTTCAGAAAACCTGTAATGCTATAATAGTATAAGGAGAAAAATGGCAAAAATACCACTACCAGAAAGAGGTCAACCTTTAGATTTGACCTATATAAATTCATTAGCCGATGCAGTTAATACTCTGTACAATCAGGTATCTGTAAGCACTTCTAACTATGCTTCTATTGATACAACCAGCCAAGATAAGATTAACCTAAAAACATCTGAGATAGGCTTAGTTGCAGGTCGTGTAGAGGTATATAATAATGCTACCGTAACTGTTGCACAAGAAAAAGATTTTTCATATAATTTTACTAATAATTTTAAGTATGCCCCTATTGTCACAGCAACTCCAGTAAACGTGGGTAATACTCCAGCAGGTAAAAATGTTTCAGTAATTTTAAAAAATGTAACTACTTCTCGTGTTGAGGGAGTTGTAAGATTTGGAAGCGCTGGAGATTTATCTTTGTGGGTAAATCTAATTATAGTGGGCGTTCCCAATTAATGCTTAAATGCTCAAGATGTAAGTCTAGGATGTTTCTTGATAGGCAATATAGTCGACCAGAACATTTAGAAGTTTTTTGTTTAACCTGTGGAAATAGAAAATTTTATAATCCACCATCAGCGTCAAGTGAGGGAGCATGGCTACTTCAAAAGGAAATATTGAAAGCCAAGAGTACAATCAGTCATCTATAATTAAAGGTAGCAGGGCTGTTTGGTTTTTAAATAAAGACCTAGTCAGAGTTCACCACTACAATAGATCAGACGGAACAATTGCGCTATACAATATTATTAAAAATAAACTTGAACTTTGTTTTATCTTAGACTTTAAAAAAAATAGAGAAAAGGCATACACTATAGCAGAAACTGCTAAACTTGTCAATAGACATAGAAAGTATATGCCAAGTCTAATAAGACGAGGAGTGATTCCTCCTCCGCTTGGATGTTCTGAAAATGGAAAGCGTGGTTTTCAAATTAGAGCATACTACTCTGAAAGTCAAATAAAAGAGATCCGTGATATACTTGCAAGTATACATATTGGGCAACCAAGGAAAGATGGTTTGGTAACAAATAATATGACGCCAACAAAACAAGAGTTGACAAGAAAAATGGGCGATGGTATACTTACTTATACAAAAACTGAAGATGGAAGATTTATTCCAGTCTGGAACGAATCAATAAACTAGTTGTTGGGAGACAATAATGAATAACGAAGAAACAAAAATAAATGTTACACTGGGTTATACTTTAAATTTAGGAAATTTTCAATCTTTAAGATTAGATCTTGGCGTTGTTGATAATCGCAAAGAAGGCGAAAATATTAGCGATGCTTTTGAAAGAGTTTATAGTTTTGTTGAAAATAAACTTGCAGAAAAAATCAAAGAGGCTAAAGTAGAAATTTCTGAGTAATGGCTGAACGCAAAGAGCGTATGGCTTTGTTAAGTCGTTATAGCAAATTGCACACTGCTAAATACGAAAAAAAGCCTATGCTAAACTTAAATGTAGAGCAGTGGGCTGCGGATGCCCTTGTAGAGTCTTACGGAATTGGAGAATGTTATGATCTATTGGATTATTATTTTAATGTTTCTATGTCCCCTTCTTGGAATTACTTTGCGTACAATTGTGAGAAAATATTACAAGCAAAATTAGATAAAATTAAAGATGATCAAGACAGATTAGAAAGACGAAGATTAGCAAAGGAATGGTTAAGTGAATAATACAGAGGCTAAATTAATATCTGCTTTATTAGGCGATAAACAAATGCACGTTTTGTTACAAGCAAATGTAGAAAACTTACTAAGAACTCATACTGACCTGTGGGCATTTATTAGAAAATATCACGAGGTAAATAATTCAGTTCCTCCATATTCTTTAATTGTAGAAAAATTTAGAGACTTTCAAATTGTCGAAGGTGTTGGTGCTACTAAGTATCACTTAGAAGAATTACAGTCAGAATATCTAAATGATAGTTTAAAGGATATATTAAGATCTGCTGCATCTGATGTTCAGAATGGTAATGGCGATAATGCCCTTAACGGATTAATAACTAAAACATCTGAATTGAAAAAGAATACTGCAGCAATTAAAGATATTGATGCAACAGATTTAGAATCTGCTATTGCATACTATACACAAATGCAAAAAATGAGAGAAACTGGAAGCATTGGAATTAAAACAGGTTTGCCAGGATTTGACAACTATCTCCCATCTGGAATTATGCCAGGACAACTTGGTGTGTTTTTAGCATATCCAGGAATTGGCAAATCTTGGCTTGCTCTTTATTTTGCTGTTCAAGCATGGAAACAAGGACGATCACCACTTATAATTAGTCTTGAGATGTCAGAGGTTGAAGTTAGAAATCGCATCTTTGCTATTATGGGCGAAGGCGTTTGGTCACACAGAAAGATAAGCAATGGCGAAATAGAGTTAGATATGCTAAAGTCTTGGCATAAAAAACATGTTGCTGGAAAGCCAGAGTTTCACATTATTTCAAATGATAGCGGTGGAGAAGTAAACCCATCTGTTGTACGTGGAAAGATTGATCAATATAAGCCCGATTTTGTTATTGTAGATTATTTACAACTAATGTCTCCAAACCAAAAATCTGACAATGAAACGGTACGAATGAAGAACCTCTCAAGAGAACTTAAACTCATGGCTATTAGCGAAGAGGTTCCAATCATTGCAATTTCTTCCGCTACTCCAGATGATGTTACTAATCTCAATACCGTCCCAACACTTGGACAAACTGCTTGGTCTAGACAGATTGCATACGATGCTGACTGGGTCCTAGCCCTCGGTAGGGCAACTAATAGCGATATTATTGAGTGTGCTTTTAGAAAGAATCGTAATGGATTTATGGGAGACTTTTTAGTTCAGGTTGATTTTGACAAAGGCTATTATAGATATAAAGATTTTGAGGATGCAAATGTCAAATAATAAAAGATATGCGAATGATCTTTATACCGACGATCAAGTCCGTAGAGTTTTAGAGGGATCTGGCATTGACATTCAAAAAGAACTAGATACAGATTTTATAATTTTTTGCCCATATCATAATAATTTTAGAACCCCTGCTGGAGAAGTTTCTAAAACTAAAGGAACATTCCTATGTTTTTCTTGTCAAACAACAAGAGATCTCATATCATTTGTTAGTGAGATAACTCACAGAACTTATTTTGAGGCTATTAGGTTTGTTACTAGCAAAAGTCAAAATATAGATATTGAGACTGCAGTAAATAAAGCATTAGTTCATATTCCAGAATATAAGGTTTTTGATGAGTTGATAATTAAAAGACTTAACAATCAGGCATTAAACTCTCCAAGGTCAATGTCTTATTATGAAAGAAGAAGAATAACAAGAGATTCTATTGTTAAATTTAATTTAGGGTATTCAGAAAAACAAGATATGATAACGATACCAGTGCACGCTCCAGATGGACTTCCAGTTGGCTTTGTTGGTAGGTCTATAGAAGGAAAAGAATTTAAGAATACTCCAGGATTGCCAAAATCTAAAGTTCTTTTTAATTTGCACAGAGTGAAGGCATCTAGCAAGGTATATGTTGTTGAGTCATCATTTGATGCAATTAGATTAGACCAGGTTGGTTTTCCTGCAGTAGCAACCCTGGGTGCAAATGTATCAAATACGCAAATAGAATTGCTTCAAAGATATTTCAATAATATTATTATTATTGCAGATAACGATGAAGCAGGAGGAAACATGAGAGATAGAATAATTGAAAAATTAAAATCTCGTGTTTCTGTTATACAACTTAATATAGAATATAAAGATATAGGGGATATGGATGATAAGGCAATCAGGAATCTTGAGTTCCAGTTTGACAAGTCCATATCTTCTATGCTAGAATAAATATACAAACACAAAAGGAGAAAACATATGAGCGTTATTAAGGGACTAAAGAATATCAACGCCCTGCTCGACAAACCAAAATCAGACACACCAAAAGTTCGCTGGCTAAAACTTGCTGACGGACAAGCAGTTAAAATTCGCTTTATTGAAGAGTTAGACGAAGACTCTGCAAATTACAATGCAGATCGTGGCCTTGCTCTTGTTGTAAAAGAACACGTTAATCCAAAAGACTATAAGCGAAAAGCAGTAGACACCATGGATAGCGAAGGCCGTGACTGGGCAGAAGAAATGCATCGCAAGGATCCAAAGGCTGGCTGGAGAGCACGCCTTCGTTTTTATTGCAACGTTCTTGTAGATGATGGCATTGAGCCACCATACGTAGCCATTTGGTCAATGGGTGTTAGCAAGCAGTCATCATTCAATACAATTCGTGAGTATGCCTTGGAGACAGGAAGCATCTCAAACCTAACTTGGAAATTAAAGAGAAATGGACAAAGTACAGAAACTAGTTATACTATGATCCCATCTTCTCCAGACAAAGAACCATTCACTTGGGAGGGTGTTGCACCATACCCATTAGAAATGGCTCTACGTCGTGTTCCATATGCAGAGCAAGAGGCATTTTATCTTGGCTTTGATTCACCATCAACAACCTCATCAACCAATACTGATTGGTAGTATGAGTTACACTGGACTGCATGTACATACACATTACTCATTAATGGATGGGGTTGCTACTCCAGCAGAATACTTAGACCGTGCTGTGGCGCTAGGGATGACCTCTCTAGCGATCACAGACCACGGAACGCTTTCAGGCCATCGTGAATTTGCTCGTGAGGCAAAATCAAGGGGAATCAAACCAATTCTTGGCATAGAAGGATATATGACTAATGATAGGTTTGATCGTCGTGAAAAGGCAGAACGCACTGACCCATTAGACAATAACTATAATCACATTGTTCTATTGGCTAAGAATGAAAAAGGTTTGGAAAATTTAAACAAGATAAACGAAATTGCTTGGACTGAGGGATATTTTAGAAAACCTAGGTTTGACTTTGAGACATTAGAAAAGTATAAAGAGGGAATTATTGTTACCTCTGCCTGTCTAAGTGGAATAGTTGCAAAGGCTGTTGATCAAGAAAATTATGCAGTTGCAAAAGAAAAAATACAATGGTTTAAAAAAGTTTTTAATGATGACTATTATATCGAAGTGATGCCCCACAATCCAGCACAAATTAATATCGCTTTAATTGATTTAGCAGACGAATTTAACATTAAAGTAGTTGTTACCCCAGATTGCCACCACTCAACAACAGATCAAAAAGAAATTCAAGAACTTATGTTAATTTTAAATACACACGCAAAATTAGAAAAAGGCGTTACATATGAAAAATCTAAAACTCATAAAGATATGATGAGACGCTTAGACTATTTGTATGGCAAAGAAAGAATGATGAGTTTTAATAAGTTTGATATTCATCTACTTTCATATGATGAAATTAAAAGCGCTATGCTAAAGCAAGATATATATAGAGAAGATATATATGAAAATACATTAGAGATTGCTGCAAAAATTGAAGACTATAACATCAAAGAACATTTAAATTTATTGCCAGTTCAGTATAAAAATCCAGACCAAGAATTATCAAATTTAGCCTTTGCTGGTTTGGAAGAAAAAAAACTTACCAGTAATTGGCTTGGGAATGATATATATGAACAAAGATTAGATGAAGAACTTAGTATTATTCGAGAAAAGAAATTTGCCCCATACTTTCTTGTTGTTAGTAATATGATTAACTGGGCCAAAAAAGAAGACATTATGGTTGGCCCTGGTCGTGGTTCTTCTGCAGGGTCTCTTCTTTGTTTTTTACTTGGGATTACAGACATTGATCCAATCGAACACGGACTTTTGTTTTTCCGTTTTATTAACCCAGATAGAAATGACTTTCCAGATATTGATACGGACATTCAAGATTCAAGACGTGATGAAGTAAAAGATTATCTTGTTAGACAATATCGCCACGTTGCATCAATTACAACTTTCTTAGAATTTAAAGATAAGGGAGTTGTTAGGGATGTTGCAAGAGCACTGAATGTTCCATTGTCAGATGTTAATAAAGTTTTAAAGTTAGTAGATACATGGGATGAATACTGTATGAGTAAAACAACTCATTGGTTTAGAGAAAAATATCCAGAGATAGAAAAATTGGGGGAACAATTACGTGGACGTATTAGAGGTACTGGCATTCATGCTGCTGGGGTTGTCACTAGTAAAGATCCTATTTTTAGGTACGCACCGCTGGAGACACGTTCTTCTCCTGGTTCCGATGAGCGCATACCTGTTGTGGCGGTTAATATGGAAGAGGCTGAAAAAATTGGTTTAATTAAAATTGATGCTCTTGGCTTAAAAACATTAAGTGTAATTAAAGATACAATTGACGAGGTCGAAAAAAGACACTTTATAAAAATTAATTTATTAGAAATTGATTTAACTGATCAGAATATTTATGAAATGATTTCGGCAGGATATACAAAAGGGGTGTTCCAGTGTGAAGCAACACCATACACCAACCTTCTTGTTAAAATGGGTGTAAAAAATCTTTCAGAACTTGCAGCATCAAACGCTCTAGTAAGACCAGGAGCAATGAATACTATTGGAAAAGATTATATTTTACGTAAACATGGTAAACAAAAGGTTACATATCTTCATGATAAAATAAAAACAATAACATCTGATACGTACGGATGTATTTTATATCAGGAACAAGTTATGCAGGCCTGCGTAGAACTTGGCGGAATGACAATGTCTGAGGCTGATCAGGTTCGTAAGATTATCGGTAAGAAAAAAAATGCTAGGGAGTTTGATGTTTTTCAAGAAAAGTTTATTAGTGGTGCTTCTAATTATATTAGCCCCAATTTGGCTCGTGATTTATGGCATGACTTTGAAGCGCATGCGGGATACTCGTTCAACAAGAGTCATGCGGTTGCTTACTCTACACTCTCGTTTTGGACGGCGTGGTTAAAGTATTACTATCCAATTGAATTTATGTTTGCTTTATTAAAAAATGAAAAAAGTCCAGACAACAGAACAGAGTATTTAATTGAGGCCAAGAGAATGGGCATTCCAGTTAAACTGCCACACATCAATGACTCTGGAAAAGATTTTGAAATTGAGGGCAAGGGTATACGTTTTGGATTAACAGCAATTAAGTTTATTTCAGATAAGATTGCAGATAAATATATTAGTGCAAGGCCATTTAAAACATATAAGGACGTTGAAACTTTTACTTTTACAAAAGGCAATGGGGTAAATAGTAGAGCCCTTACGGCAATGAACTCTGTTGGAGCATTAACATTTCAGGATAATCCACGAGACGATAAAAGAATTAAAGAAAATCTTTATGAGTATTTAAATTTGCCTGAGTTTAACACTGTACTTCCATCACACTATCATGCCTTTATTCAAGATGTTTCGGACTTTGAGGAAAAGGGATCGTATGTATTAATGGGTATGGTAAAAAATATTAAACGAGGCACTGGCTGGTCACGAGTAGAAATATTAGATAAAACAGGAAGTGTGGGTATATTTGATGAAGAACAGACAACTATTGAGGCAGGCAACACGTATCTCATTCTTGCTAATGATAATAGGATTCTTTCTGCTATCCCTGTCGATCAATTAAAAGGCTCTCAAAATGCCCTTGTTAAATTTTTAGGATATAAACAATTACCCTTTACAGAAGAAGAAATGTTTGTGGTAGCATTTAAACCTAGAACAACTAAGGCTGGCAAAAAAATGGCATCATTAACTTTGGCAGATACTTCAAGGGATTTGCATTCTATTACAGTATTTCCAACATCTTTTGCAAGAGCATACATGCATATTGAAGAAGGAAAAGCCTATAAGTTTGTTTTGGGAAAAACAAAAGATGGAACAATTATATTAGAGGATGTGTTAGTTTAAAGTGATAAGGGGTAATAAAAAATGACAATGACCATAGAAGATGTATTAGCGCAACTTAATCCAAAGTTAAGAAAGACCGTAATGTCGGGAGACACGATTCCACCAACACAATATGCTGCAACACCAAGTTATGGGTTAAACAAAGCATTAAATGGTGGCTTGCCGTATGGACGCCAAGTTTTAATATGGGGAAGTAAATCAAGTGCTAAATCGTCCCTATGCTTACAAACAGTAGCACTTGCACAAAAAGAAGGAAAAATTTGTGCATGGATTGATGCAGAAATGTCATATGATAAAGTTTGGGCTGAGTCACTTGGAGTAGACTCTTCAAAACTTATTGTTTCTCAGTGCCGAACAATAAATGAAATGGTAGATATTGGAACAAATTTGATGAATGCTGGAGTTGACTTAATTGTTGTTGACTCAATTACATCACTTCTTCCAGCAATCTATTTTGAAAAAGATTCAGATGAACTTAAACAACTTGAAAATACAAAACAAATTGGAGCAGAATCAAGAGACTTTTCCAATGCCTGGAAAATGATTAATTATGCTAATAATAAAGTTAAGCCAACTCTTTTTATTCTTATTAGTCAAAGCCGTAATAATATTTCTGCTATGTATACTAGCCAGCAGCCTACTGGCGGTCAGGCTACTAAATTCTACTCTTCAACAGTTATTAAGTTATTTTCTTCAGAATCGGACAATCAAGCAATTAAAGGGAAGATTCCTGTAGGTGATAAATTAATTGAAGAAAAAGTTGGTCGTAAGATTAGGTGGGACTTGCAATTTTCAAAAACAAGTCCAGGGTTTCAGTCTGGAGAGTATGATTTTTACTTTAGAGGTGACTCAGTTGGTGTTGACAGCATCGCTGATCTTATTGATACTGCTGAATTAAGTGGCATAGTAGAGCGCACAGGAGCCTGGTATATATTACCAGATGGCTCAAAAGTCCAGGGCAGAGAAGGATTTATTAATCGTGTAAAAGAGGATCTAGATCTTCAAGAGTCTATTATGGATAAACTAAATGCATAGTCTTTTATTTTTTATAAATAGAGTATAATCTTATTATGAATGAGTATTATAATGAAGAAACGTTTCCAGAGTATATTCGTCTAGTTCAAAGTCAACCAAAAATAAATGGCCAAGATTTTGACCCAGTTCTTTTTACAGATGTTTTGCCAAATGAAGAATTGCAATATATCAAAGACCAATTTAATAATGTAAAAGAAAAAGACATAAATGTTCAGGCTTACGCTGGCTTAGGAACTTTAAATATTCAATTTTTAAATAGAGAAAGTATTATTAAAAAAATTGAAAAAATGGCTAGTGATGCAGTAGGAGAAGAGTTAGAGGTTGTAGAAGTTGGTGGCACTAGGTATAGCCCAGATTTTGGTTGGTACCCAAAGTTTGGTCCACACTATGATGCACGACCAGTAGAAATGTATGTGTTTGACTATCATGTTCAGTCTACGGAAAATTGGGGATTGTTTATGGAAGGAAAAAGATTCGACTTTGGAGATAACGAGGCAATTTTATTTTGTGGTACTGGCAGAGTTCATTGGAGAGAGCCAATTAAATTAAAAGAAAATGCAAAGATTGATCTTATATTTTTTTGGCTACAACATAAAAGCCCAAGAGCAATGTCTAAGGAAAATTCAGACATAATGAAAATAAGATCAAGTTTTATTACTAAAAAAATTGAAGCGCCACCCTTACTCAAAACAAAAGATTGGTGGGATACAATACGAATATCAGACTCGGCAGATCAATACCCTGATTTTAAAAAAATTAGTGTAGATGGCTCAACACCACTTACACACAATACAATGTATAGGTCTCCAATTAATGGAAAAGATATTTTTGATTTTTATAATCCAGACAATATGAATAATTTAGAAAGTCAAATTGTCGATATTACAGAAGAAACCAAAAATAAAGTAATTAGATTTATGACTCACGTCCACGCTGAATTTGACCTTACATTTGAAAATGCTTATTTAGTTAAAAATTTAGTAAATGATGAAGACATAATAAAGGGATACGAAAACAAATCTAACAAAGAGTTAGTTAGTTTAATGATACAGTTAACAGATAGTAACTGCAATTATTTAATTAATGATAAGTCATTTATAGTAAAACAACATTATGCGCTTACCTTATCTCCAACGTATCAAGACTGTAAAATTATTTTTTCTGATCAGGATAGCCGTGGCTCTGATTTACTATTCTTTAATTTTTCTCTAGATAATAATAAAATAGAAAACAAATAATTAATTATGAACAATGAATTACTAGATATTGACATAATATTAAAAAATAAAACAGTAAGCAAGTCAATATTAGAAAATAAAGACGAGGTAAACTTTTACCGTTTTAATGACTTGATCAGCCTACAAAATCAAAATGTTACCGTTCCTGGAATACTAATAAATAAAATTGTTCAGCACCTAAAAACACAAATTAATTCAAACAAGGCTATATTTAAGGACGTTTATTTTGTTAAACATACAAATACTCAAAAAGAATTTATGCCAGGGTACATTGACAAAAATAAAGATAATTTATTAACCTTTATGATTCAGTTAACCCCCTCAGATGTAAAATACTCGATAGACAACGAAATAATAACATTGTCCAAGTGTGATGGAATACTGCTTAATCCAAAAAAACAACAATGCCAAGTTGTTTTATCAGAAGACAAGGAAGATTTTGCCAGAGTTTTATTTTTTAATTTTTTAATAGAAGATGGAAATTAATAACTTTGCAAAATAAATACTCTATTTATCCAGGAAAGTGGCCATGTAAAACATGCCAAGAAGAAGTTTCTTCATTAAGGCTATGGATAGAGACAGGAGATGCTACCTGGATGTGTAGTAAAAAACATATATCAAGAGTATCGCTTGTGCCTAAAAAGAAAAAGAAAAAGGACTTTAACAATGAGTGAAAGATCAGAAAGCAAAAGAATTGGGGCCAAGCAGCATAAAAACTCTGGAAGAAATAATCAAAAGGGGGATGCAACCTGGCAAAACTTTACCGTTGACTTTAAAGAAGTTAAAAAATCTTTTACTTTAAATAAAGACGTTTGGGCAAAAATAACAACAGATGCTATAAAAAATCACAAAGACCCAGCGTTGATAGTTTCTATAGGGGAAGAAAATTCTAAGGTTAGACTTGCGATTGTAGAACTATCTATACTGGAAGACCTTGTAAACACAAAAAATACAACCCCACAGAGTCGCCCTATAGACCAGGGTAATGGTATAATATAATTATGTCAACATTTAACTATGACCATTTACCAAAATACAAGGCTTTAATTGAAAGCCAAGAACACGTCAGGGATAGCGACTTTAACCCTATAGTTGTTGATCAGATATTAACTAAAGAAGAAATAGATGAAATTCTTCAGCAAATGGAAGAATATCCAAAAGAGAATATTAAAATTCAAACTTGGGGTGGCCAAGGGGTGTATGTTGATCTTCAGCCAAGTGATAAAATAAAAGAAAAACTTACAGGAGTAATGAGTAACATTATTGGGGAACCAATGATAGTAGAACAAATTTCAATAGTAAAGTATAGTCCTGAGTTTGATTACATGGTAAAACTTTTCCCTCATTATGACACAAGGCCAGTAGATATGTTTTTAATAGATGTTCAGTTAAAAACAAACGAACCTTGGGGAGTTATTGTAGAAGGAAAAACTTTTAACTTAGAAGATGGACAAGGTTTAGTATTTTCTGGTACTAGTCAGATGCACTGGCGAGAAAAAAAGGTTTTACCAGCACACACAGATATAAATATGATGTTTTGTTGGTTTACTCATGTTCCTCCTAAATATAAAAAAAGAGATCATGATCGAATAATGAGAACCAGATCAAGCGTGTTGATGCATGAGACTGGGATAAACAGCGATAAGATAGAAACAGAAATAGTTGATACTGAAGTTAAAGTTAAGACTAAAGATAATGCAAAGTAAATTACTTAAGAATGCTGTGTATAAAGATGTTTTTACAAATCAAGAAATAGAAGACTTATACCAAACAATTGATCTAGATCAAAAAGAAAAAACTTCAACTACCTCAATTTATGCACAAAAAATATGGTTTAGCCAATTGCCAGAGTCAGTAATAAATAAAATTAACCATATCGCTAAAGAAATATATGATGAGCCAGTTAAACTTCAAGAAATTTCTTTTGCAAGATATTCAAAGCAGTATGGAGAAATGCCAATATTAACTCCACATTTTGACAATGCATTTTCCACTCCAAGAGTAACAATTGATATTCAGGTAAGATCAAATATAGACTGGGCAATTGTTGTAGATAATAAATCATTTACTTTAAAAAATAACGAAGCCCTAACCTTTTCTGGAACCAATCAAATCCACTGGAGAGAATATAAAGAATTTAAAGATGATGATTTTATTGAAATGATTTTTGCTCATTTTTCAATAGATAGTGAACCATCCTATAAAGAAAATCATAAAAATGATATTGCGGAAAAATTAGTTGTTGCTTGTAACAACTTTGCCAGAACAACCATACAAAGCCTCTTAAATAATAATTGATATAGAATTGACAATAAATTACTTTTGTGGTAATATAGTAAGATGGAAACAAAAAGTGGTATTTTTAAAAATTTCTTTACTTTAGAAGAAGAAAGAACATTAAGAGATTTAATAGAAACAAATAGATTGTTGGAACCTGGATCTAGCAGGTACGCTCCAATGGTTATTGAGTCAATGTCAAGATCTCAAATTGAATTTGCTATTCCAAAAAACATTGAAGAAAAATTAATAACACTAGCAAAACAATTTGTTGATGATCCAGATTTAGAACTAACACATTATCAGTATCTGGACTACTTTGGTAAATATGGAAATGGCAATTCTCCAAATCTTCCACCACACCTTGATGTTGAAAACTACTATACAAAAGTTAGTATTGATTATCAAATGTCAAGCAATATTGATTGGCCAATTGTTGTTGAAGATGAAGGATTTATATTACAGGATAATGAGGTTTTGGTATTCGAGGCTTCAGATAGAATTCATTGGAGAGATCCAATTATATTAAAAGAAAATGATAGATGCGAAGTTATTGTATTTCATTTTTCCAATAAATTTGAACATCAGCCTTATGCTGAAAAACAAATGAGTAAAGAAGAGCGAGACGTAATTATCAAAAAGCATAACAGTATGCCAAAAATGAAAGAATATAGAAAAAAGTTTTTCGAACAACTAGAGGCATTGAAAGGAAATAAATAATGGAGCCAGAAAAGACAACACTTGAATCTATTAATGGATTGGCAGAAATTGCCGAATACATGGATGATAAAGAATTGACAACATCTCTTGAGATGATCGCTAAACTTATTACAAAGCCAGACATTCCTATTGCTGTGGCAACTGTTGAAATTGTAAGGCTTCAGGCTATTGCTGCTAAACTTTCTTTAAAAGCAACCTGGATGGCCAATGTAGATAAAAACAATAGGGCTAAAAAAAATATCTACTACACAGCAGCAGAATCCGTAAACAACTTGGTCTCAGCACTCAAATACATAACTCGCTGATAACTGATATAATTAATTAAACAGAAAAGGATAAAATGACTAAAAATTTATTACAGCAGGTTATGATTAAAAAAGACAGCGCACCAGCACCAGCGTTTGACGTTTCTGGTATAGCGGAAAAAATTAACAGCGGGTATATTGCAAATCAGGATCCAAAGTTTATGACAAAAAAGACATTTGCTCCGTCAACCTTAACTTATAGCGATGGCAATGGTGTTTGCCCAAGATATTGGTATTTGGCATTTGAAGGCGCAATATTTGAAACTTACAGCACTCCCTATGACATAGCAAATATGAGTAGCGGAGTTTTGTCTCATAGTAGAATTGAAAAGGCATTGCTAGATTCTGGCATTGCCCAGGTATTTCAAAAGGAAAACCCGAAAACAAAAGAAATAGAAAATACCACAGAGTTTAAAGTGGTTAATTCAAGTCCTCCAATTTTTGGATATGGCGACTGTATGCTTGTCTGGAATGGCGAAGAGATTGTTGGAGAAATTAAAACACAGAATAATGAGGTATTCGAATATAGGAAAAAGGCTGGCAAGCCAAAAAAAGATCACGTTACTCAGACATTAATATATATGAAGATATTAAAAAAATCTAAGGGAATTATTATTTATGAAAACAAAAATAATCATGAACTACTACTTTTCCCTATTGAAGTAAACGATACCTATAGAGAATATATTGATAACACTTTTGCCTGGATGGATGAAGTTTTTGCTGCTTGGAAAAATAAACAGTTACCAATTAAAAATTATAGAAGCAATTCTAAAAAATGTAAAACTTGCCCAGTTAGAAAAACATGCGATGAGGCTGGAGATGGTGTAATTAAAATAAAAACTCTAGAGGAATTAAGTGAAACAATGTAGTTGGTGCAATAGTCAATTTAAACCTAATGTGAGTTATCAGGTTTATTGTAGTGTTCTTTGCAGAGAAAACGCTACAAAAGAAAAAATATTTTCTAGATATAATTCTGTTAAACGACAAAAAAGAAAACTAAATCCAAAGAAATGTTCTGGAGGCTGTGGCATAGTTTTATCTATGTATAATGACGACAGCCTTTGCAATGTATGTCAAGTCAATAACAAAGAAGTTGAAAAAACATTAAAAAAACTTAAAGGAATTGTGCGTGATAGCAAAAATAATAAATCTTGAGAATGCAAATAGGCAAAAGGTTTGTGCTGTCGATGCAAGCACAAATAGCATTGCCTTTGCTATTTTTGATAATAAAAAATTAGATTTTGTAGGAAAAGTAACCTTTGCTGGAAATACAGTTTATGAAAAAATAGGAGACGCCTATGCAAAAACTAGAGCGCTATTTGATCTATACGATATCGATGTTGTTGTTATTGAGCATACTATTTTTATGAATAGCCCAAAAACAGTATCTGATTTAGCATTAATTCAGGGAGCAATATTAGCAGCATTTTGGGAATGTGGAGTTAAAGAAATAGGATCTGTTTCGCCTATAACTTGGCAGAACTACATTGGCAATAAACGATTTAGCAAAGAAGAAAAAATAGATATGAGAAGTAAGACCCCAAATAAATCAGAGTCGTGGTATAAAACACAAGAGCGTGAAATAAGAAAAGAAAAGACTATTAGGTTTATTAACGTTCAATACGACAAAGATATTAGGGATAACGATGTTGCAGATGCTTGCGGGATAGGATACTGGGCAATTAATAATTTAACAAAGGCTTTTAAATGACAAATAGAGAGCCTCTTATTTTTAAAGAAGAAAAAAATAATGTTATATTAACAGTTAAAACCTTGGCTCCAACTAAATGGCTTCTTTTGGATCGGGAAACTGGGCAAGCGTATCAAGGAAACCCAGGAGGGTTTTGGGATAGACTTGATCCAGTAACAAGGGTTGACAAATAATACTATGACTGGTAAACTATATACAAGTGAGACTTGGCTTCGTAAGCGCTATGTTATGGATAAAAAGTCTCCACAGGACATTGCTAAGGAATGTGGAACCAGCGTTGAAACTATTTACGTATACCTTGCAAAATTTGGATTAAGGAAGTCAAAAAGATGAGTAAGGCTAAAAAGATATTATTAACAACAGCAATAGTTACTGCTGTTGGAATCACATATGCCATTTCTACGTTTAAAGATTTACCAGACGTATTTGATTGGGAAGGTGAACCTGATGAAACTTGAGTCAGTATATAAAGATGTGAGAGATTTTAAATGCACTGATTTATATTTACATTCCCTAGGCGCTCCGTCTGGAATTAATATTTGGCAAACCTGTCATTCAATTGCACAAATGCTTATTGAAAAAAATATTGCGTACGGGGACTCCGCTTTAGATCCAGTTAGAATTTTTAGTAAATCAGATCCAGTAGAACAACTACGTGTAAGGATTGATGACAAACTCAGCAGGCTTATGAAAGGAACTGACTATGTTGGTGACAACGACATAGACGATCTAATCGGATATTTAGTATTATTAAAAATAGCCAAGGAAAAAAATGATCAAAATTAAAATGAATCATTTAGTTCTTAACAAATTTAAGAAAGATCTAGATGGGTGGGGACATCTATTTAAAAATCAATCTTTTGTCGATCTAACATTAAATTCTAAAAACTTTAGATGTGAAGAATTTGAAAGCAATCATGAAGGAGAACATTTGCTATTTTCTGGATGCTCAACAACATTTGGAATTGGCCTAGAAGAAGATGAAGTTTGGTCAAAAAAGTTATACAATAGAATAAAAGAAAATAAAAAAGTTTCTGGATATTTTAATTTAGCAATGCCAGGAATCGGATGTTTAGAAATTGTTGCTAATATATTTAAGTATATAGATAAATTTGGCAAACCAGATCAAATTTTTATTTGCCTGCCAGAAATAGGCAGAAATTATATTCCAATCAATGAAGAGACCAGAAAATTCTTAAACTATCCTGGTGATTTTGAGGCTGGATCAGTAAGGCATGGAACTTATACAAAAGACACGGACGAACAATCTTTAGAGGTTCTTAAAATTAACACTTTTCACTATCTGTTATTTTTAGAACTTTATTGTAAATCAAACAACATTAAACTATACATGTTCTCATGGGACTACAATTTTCCAGAAATGGATTTAGAAACACTTTGGTTTTTTCCAAGGACTGATTTTATAGATTTTTTTAAAAAACATGCAGACAGTTTAATTAGAGATAGATTTGCAATAACATCTAGGGATAACGAGCATGTAGGAACATCCTATCATCTTTTTTGGTGTGATCGTCTTTACAATATGAGTATAAGGGAGTACGCAAATGTCAACTGAAGCAGAGTTAGTAGAACATTTAGATCAGGTCAATAAGGTTGTTGAAGAATATCTAAAGGGTAATGATCCAACAAAAATATCAAAAGAATTAGAAATTCCAAGGGTGCGTGTAGTTGCATTAATAAATGAATGGAAAGTGATGGCATCAGCAAATGATGCAATCCGTGCAAGAGCAAAAGAAGCATTGGCATCAATGGATGCTCATTATGGAAAACTAATTACAAAAGCATACGAAGTTATTGATGAAGCAAGCCTTGGCAATAATCTTTCTGCAAAAACTCAAGGGATTAAACTGGTTGTGGATATTGAAAAAGCCAGAATTGAGATGCTTCAAAAGGCGGGACTGCTAGAAAATAAAGAGTTAGCAGAAGAAATGGTAGAAATTGAAAGACGTCAAGAGATTCTTGTAGAAATTTTACGAGACATCGCAAGCGAACATCCAGAGGTAAGAGATAAAATTATGAAACGTTTATCTGACATTGCTAAAGATAATGAGGTGTTAACAATTGTCCACGACGTTCAATGATTTTTTAGAAGTATTAAAAGATAGTGTTTTTGAAGAAAGACCAGTAGATGTAAAGACATTTGTTGAGTCACCAAACTATCTTGGACAGCCACAACTTTCAGAAATACAATATAACATTGTAGAGGCAATGAGCCAAATTTATTATAAAAAAGATCTTGAAGATTTAATGGGGACAAATGATGGAGGTGCCTATTATGACAAATATACAAAAAATGAAATTATATTACAACTTGGCAAGGGTAGCGGAAAAGACTTTACCTCTACAGTAGGATGTGCATATTTAGTATACAAACTCCTATGCCTTAAAGACCCAGCGAGATACTTTGGTAAGCCAGGTGGAGATGCTATTGATATTATTAACGTTGCTATTAATGCTCAACAGGCTAAGAATGTTTTCTTTAAAGGATTTAAAACAAAGATTGAAGGATCACCTTGGTTTGCAGGAAAATTTTATGCAAAAGCAGATAGTATAGAGTTTAATAAGTCCATTACGGTTTATTCTGGACATTCAGAAAGAGAATCGCATGAAGGTTTGAACTTAATACTTGCAGTGCTTGATGAAATTTCTGGTTTTGCATCAGAAGTTGGAACTGGAAATGAACAAGGCAAGACTGCAGAAAATATTTATAAGGCATTTCGTGGATCAGTTGATTCTCGTTTCCCAGATTTAGGCAAAGTTGCATTACTTTCATTCCCTAGATATGTTGGAGACTTTATTTCAAAAAGATATGACGATGTTATTGCAGAAAAAGAAGTAATTGAAAAACATCATAAATTTATTATTAATCCCACTCTGCCTGAAGATCATCCAGATAATACATTTGAAATTACCTGGGACGAAGATTATATAAAGTCTTATAAATTCCCAGGAATTCTTGCATTAAAAAAACCAACGTGGGAAGTAAATCCAACTAGAGATATTGAAGACTTTAAACTTTCATTTTTTACAGACCTTGGTGATGCCATGATGCGCTTTGCCTGTAAACCAACATATTCTTCTGATGCATTCTTTAAACAAAGAGATAAACTAGAAAAATGCATGTCATTAAGAAATCCAGTAGACAGTTCAAGAAGATTTGATTCTTCTTTTCAACCAGATCCAGAAAAAATATATTATATTCATGCTGACCTTGCACAAAAACATGACAAGTGTGCCGTAGCAATTGCACACGTTGATAAATGGGTTAGTCTTCAAGTATTAAAAGATTATGAACAGGTTGCTCCAATTGTTATTGTTGACGCAGTTGCGTGGTGGGAACCAAAAACAGAAGGCCCAGTTAACCTGAGCGATGTAAAAAATTGGATTATTAATCTAAGAAGGCAGGGATTTAACATAGGCTTGGTTTCTTTTGATAGGTGGCAATCATTTGATATTCAAAATGAATTAAAATCTGTCGGAATCAAAACTGAAACAATATCTGTAGGGAAAAAACACTATGAAGATCTAGCAATGCTTGTATATGAAGAAAGAGTTGCTATGCCCATGATTCCCTTATTGCTAGACGAGATGGGTGAACTTAAGATTATTAATGACAAAAAGGTTGACCACCCACGTAAAAAATCTAAGGACCTTTCTGATGCTGTATGCGGAGCGGTCTTTGGGGCCATTAGTTTTACGCCTAAAAATGTAAATCAAGAAATAGAAGTACATACGTTTAAAGATAGGCCAAAGCAAGTTGACGACCTACCAGACAACGTGATACAATATAAACCTATCCCAGATGACGTAAAAGATTATCTAGATAGATTCAATCTAATATAAAAAGAAATAGGAGAAAAATGAATTCATTCAAAAAGATAGCACTTGTTACCGCTGCAGCGATGGCGAGTACATTTTTTACTGTTATGCCACAAGCATCAGCAGCAGTAAGTAACGGATATGTATTATCTGATTCACTATCTGCAGGGGCTCGTGGGGTCACAGTATTAACAGACACAACTAAGGCAGAATCTGGAGTCAATGCGGTCGTTGTATTAACAACAAGCGACACTTTGGCCTCTACAGCAGACGATAACGTTTCGTTAGAAATCTCTGGTCCTGCTACATTTACTGATTACACAGCAGCAGGGTCAAACCCTACTGGAGTAACACTTACTAATCTAGGTAAGTTGTTTACATTTACAGCAACAACATCAACAGCAGTTACACTGCCAACAAATGTTAAGTTGACTGTTAATGGTGCAGGTACCGTAACGGTAACACAAAAGAAGAAGGTTGGCTCAACCACTTCTACTATTGATATTAAAACTATCTATGCTGGAACAACTGTAAAAACAAACGTTTTGTCTGTAGCAGACTCTTACGTTCGTGTACAAGATTCAGCAACAGCAGGAACATTAACATCTAGTGTAGATGTTGCAACTGCAACAAGCGTTACTAATGCGGGAACGGGATACGTAAACGTTCGTGCAATGGATGCTTATGCAGCACAACTATCAACTAGCGGTGTAATTCAAGCAACTGCAACCAATGGTGCGGTAGTAGCATGGGATGCTGCTCCAAGCACACAGGTTAATACAGCAGCCAAAACAGGAACTTCTGGAGTTTTATATGTAGTTCAAGGAACTGCAAATGAAAACAAGCCAG